TTATGTCACAAAAGACGGAAGAGACGCAAACTCAGGAAGAAGAGTTGCAGACTCAAAGGCAACAATCAAGTCAGCAGTCTCAGCAGCATCGACGCTCCCAGGATCAGTTGTTAAAGTTTTTGCTGGGACTTATGTAGAAAATAATCCTATCAAGTGTGGACCTCAGGTCAGCATTGTTGGAGATAGTCTTAGAGAAGTTACTGTTGTTCCTCAGAACGCAGATCAAGATTTATTCCACGTAGCACCTGGAGATCTGATTAGTGATATGTCGTTCACAGGAACAGTAAATCCTGGTAAGGCAATCATTGCATTTGATCCAGATGCGATTAGATATTCTGCACAATCACCATATCTTTTAAATTGCACAAACTTCGTTACTAATAGTATTGGAATGAAGATTGATGGTAATCACGCCATCGGACCTTTCAAGAGTTTTGTTACTGATTCATTTACTCAGTATAATCAGAATGGTATTGGTTGCTCTATTACTAATGAGGGATATGCTCAGATCGTTTCAATGTTCACTATTAATAGTGACATTGGAATCTTCTGTGGTTCTGGTGGACAGTGTGATGTAACTAACTCCAACTCATCCTTTGGTAACTTTGGATTAGTTGCTGATGGTGTTGGACCTCAACAGTTTACTGGAGTTGTAAGTGCAACTTCTGCGGTGAATGCTGATACATTCACACTTTACGTTGAAGATGATAATCCTGTAAATGTTACTGATGCCGTCTATGATGGTGTTACAGGTCTTACAACTATTACAACTGCTAGCAATCATGGATACAATGTTGGTGCTGCAGTTACAATCTCTGGTTTAAACTTTACCTGCGATTCTGCACTTGGGACTACTCCATATAGTGTTAATGCAGCAACATACGATAAATCGAGCGGTATCTTAACCGTCACCACATCTGCTAATCACGATTTCAGTGTTGGTATTGCGGCAACTATAAGAGATTTAGTTTTCTCTTGTGATTCTGGAAGTGGTGTTTCAACAGCATTCTTCCCACCAGCGCCTGGTGATAATAACGGTGCTCCAAACCATGTCTTTGATGTTCTGACTGTCCCTGCTGGTAATCAGTTCTCAGTGAATGTTGGACCATCAACTATTGCTCATACCTATCAGAGCGGTGGTACGGTTGCAATCAGCACGGTTACTAGTTTCCCTAGCGGTGAAAATGGATATGTTTTTACTATCAAGGGTATGCCTGCTGCTAATAAGTTTGAGGTAAATGTTGGTCTCAGCACCAGAGCACACACTTACAGAGATGGTGGTACTGCAGAAAAGAATATTGTAAGACCTTATGATGGTCAGGTTGTATATTTTGATGAGTTATACAATACGGTTGGAAAGATAACAATTACTAATGCTGGTAGTGGATATAATTCTACTCCAACAATCACTATTGGTTCACCAAATGAACCTTGGGGTATTACTGCTACTGCTCTTCCTACAGTTACGAATGGATTTATAACTGATGTTGAAATCTTATCAAGTGGACGTGGATATACTTCAGTTCCAACAATCACATTTTCCACTCCTGATGTTGGAATAAATACAGCAACAGCTACAATAGAATTACTTCCAACATATTATACGATTAAGTCTTCTACTCCAGTATCATCTGGTATTTGTACGGTTACTTTCAATAATAACCTCCCATATTCTGTAGGTATTGGAACTACAGTTCCTTTCTTCAAACAAAGTAGAATCCTTGCTTCCTCTCATTCTTTTGAATATATTGGTTCTGGAACTGATCCAGTAAAATCACTTCCTTCCCGTGGTGGTGTTGCTATTCAAGAGAATGAAGTTGATAATCGTAATGGTGGATTAGTAATCTATACCAGCACAGACCAAGGAGGTAACTTCAGAAT